GCTTTGTTTACGTTTACGCCTTTTTTCAATGAGTATTCGGAAACCCATTCATTCATTGCGCGAGCGTATTCTATTGAACCTGGTACTAGCATGTCGCCAATGTTGGTTGTCATCTTTTCCGCTGAACAAGGCGTATCATCGGAGAACTCCACCCCACAAGCGCATCGATACGCTCTTACTTCCTTTTTAGCGATTAATGAAAGATTCATGGAGCGCATTTTCTGATAATAAATACTGCGCTTCCCACATATCTTACAATGTGAATAGGCTCTACCGCATGTACAAACACTAACTTGGTCTTGTATCATTGTCTTTCTTCTTTTTGAAAAGGTTGTCAATAAACTCTTTTCTCTCTTCGGGACTCATCTGAGTTATGTCAACCTGTGGCGTATTTGCCTCGTGCTCCATTATATCCAGGTCACTAAACTCTTCTCCGCACGCTCGGCACATGTATACCTTCACATGAAGAATACGCCCCTCCACTTCTTTTTTGTAACGTTTGCTTATCAAAACATAGTAATAACTTCTCCCGCACAACGGATGATATATGCGTTTAGGCGGAGGTGTGTTCTTCATGCTTTTCAGTTTCGCATACAGTTTTGCTCTTGTCAAGTGCTTTTATCTGCTCTAGAATCAATAACTTAGACGTGTCAAGATTGACACAGAATAGTGTATGTACTGTCTTTCTGTAAGTTATTGATTCGACAGGAGATATAAAGTCTTTTCTTCTATCTTTTATATTTTTATTATTTTTTTTACGTATGTATAATAGAGTATATAACCATATACATACACACAGTTTCCGTCCTATTGACATGCCACGCCGTTCTTCAAACAGAAGTATTCATACTGTCTCCGAGCATCTTTCCTGGATCGTTTACAGGACGGACAGGTATCGAAGTAGCTTTTAGCGTGGCAGCAAAATAGAAGGCCGTAGTTTACAGGCAGGTACGATGCGTTACGCTTCGTAGGAGAAGGCTCACGGATTGTCCGTGGGGTAGGCAGCGCCTGTGATTCAGCATTTAGACGCCGCAACGCCGCATCTTTGAGAATGCGGTTGAGATTGATACTCATTTATATCCTTTCTAAACTCCGTTCGCCTAGCGAGGCTCTCCGCCTCGCGGAGTTAAGCAACACCTTCAGGTGCGGTTGCTTTCTCCAGTTCGGACTCGGTTAGTTCGGATTCAGAATCAGACTTCGGGTCAGGAGCCGGTTCAGTCTCCGGTTCTTGATCGTCCGATTCCGCCGTCGGCTTAGATAGATCAACGGTGTTACCGTTAATCAATCCGTATTGCTTCGCAAGCTGCGCAATATCCACCGCGTACTTGGCTGGATTCACCATGTACGGTGCCACTGCCTTTGCGAAGTCCCGTCGGTTCTTCGACAAATCCCCGTTCTTCCATTGATTACGGACTTGCCGTCGGCCTTTGTCGAGAACATCCAGAAGGACTCCAAGCATGGAGAGGTGTTCTCCACGTCTGATAAAGTCCTCTTGTAGACGAAGGAGTGATACAACCTCCGTCGCTGGGAGTGTTACGGACGGAACAGGCACTTGTTTACCCGACCGAGTTGTGAACAGTTGCTTTTCGTTTGCCATAGCGTGTTTCTCCTTGTTGATGCTCGAATAGAATGGAGAGCATCGCAAGACAAACGGAGTTTATATCGTGTCCCTTGTGCGGGTGTTACTTCCGCACAACTCTTAATTCTCTGATATACTCGGCGCGTCCGAAGAACGGGGCGAGCAGAGCATCTTGAAAGAAGCGAACGGCAGCGGACTTCTTTAATGCAAGTGTCGTGATTCGTACCCACTTGCCGTCTCGTTTCTCGAATAAAGAGTATAGACGTTTCTCTTGCATGTAACACCTCCACAAGAGACACGATTGATATGTACATCAGCATTATCAACACGCAATCCGTACGTTACGGATGTTATCGTGTAGATATTCTGCTAGTACTCATCTATAGTGTCCGCACGCAGGGTGAGGCACAAAAACGAAGTTTTCTCTGGGCGGACGGGAGAGTTCGCCAGAAATTTTTTCGGCCCTACAGGCGGGATATTTTTCCATTCCCGTCCTTTTCCAGAATACCTGGTTTCTTAACCTGGAATACATTCCAGGCTTTGCTGTTCAGTCTTTGAACACTAAAGATAGAGCTTGTAAACTATTGATTCTAAAAGATTAAGGACTTGACAAACGCTTCGCGTTGTGATAGTCTACCCAGGATAGGACGGGTGTATGTTAAACCGAAGAGGATTTCTAAAGAGGCTAGCCGCTGTTCCGTTAATACCGTTGGTGGCGAAGGTCGATTTATTTCAGAAGCATCTTGAGCTGGAAACCGGTTGTGATCTTTCGATGACGGCTCTACAAGAGGCTATTAATGTAGGTGCTAAAAATCAGCTCGGTCGGCCGACGGTTCTTGTGGTACCACCGGAATTGAGATGGATTGCACGAGAAATTCTTGGAGATCCGCCTCGAAAGAAATACACCGCTGATTCAGAAATAAATGTTCTTTGGGATCATATTCTGACTTATAAAGTAGTTTATAGTCGTGAGGAATATCGAAGATATAGACTCCCAGTTTCCCAGTCCTCCTGGAGATTATTCTTCGAAAAAGGTTCGGTAGGGAGTGTAGGACCTTGAAAATCCACGTTCCTAATAGCACTTCAGGCGGAGTAAACGCAGTTCTAGAAGCGGAGCTATCGCCGTTCCCTGATAACAGCCCTGTTAATAATGGACAAGGTAATCATCAAGCAATTGGGGGGCCGGGCCGCCCGGGTGGGGTTTCGTCCGCTCTTCGCCTCCGCATACAACGGGTCGCCCGTATGCGCGTAGCGGGTATAAAAGATCAAGTTATCCAGCTCCGCGAAGGCATAACACCCCCTGCTTTCCACTATCTCATTAATCTCCCTGAATATAAAGAAGTAGAAGAAGCCATCTTCGATGGTACGCTCTCGGCAATGGACCGAGCGATAGCGGGGAATGTAGAGACACTTCGTAATGAAGTTAGAGGAGCTGTGCCGGCTGCGTTGCGAACTGTTATAGAAGTGGCGAATCAACGCCGTGACTTGAAGACGGCGCTTGCAGCGTCGCTGGAATTACTCGATAGAGACCCAGACCGCGTCGCGCAAAGGAGCAAGCCCTCCGAACTTGCTGTCGATGCCGTTAGGCTGCCCGATGGGGTAATCGACGTTGTATCGAAGGAAGCCGATAAAGTCGTAAATGAGATTAATGGATCGAAGAGAGTTCAGTGACAACAGCAGAAACGAATCTAGAGATTGTAGATAGGAGAGAAGGTGATATAGTACCTGAAGGTCTCTCCGTTACTGGTAGAGTAATTGGCTCTTACAGAATTCATTTAGCATATCAAAAGAGTCTAGAGGACGGGCGAATTCTAAGAGTTAAATTTGCCATTCCAAGAGAAACAGCAGCAGACTTAACCACGTGGACTTGTTATGAAGTGATTCAAGAATCGACGATTTAGTGTTCACTCTGTGAACAGAAACGGAGTTTAGCTATGCCATCCTCCGACAGCGCGCGTTACGACGACGCGAAAGAGGTTAAACCCAAGGGTTCCCGCACGGCCTCCACAGGTTCCGTCCATGATCCACGCAGTGGGAAGTATCCTTCTACGATCGAATTTGCTTCGCATGAAGACGAAAACGCCTCGAAAGTAAATAGCGGCAGGATGGCGCGTCGCCCCTCCGGGAAGTTCCGCGGAGCTGGACATGGCTTCCACACGCCTAACTGCACCTGCGGTAAGCATCCGTGTACCTGCGGAACGGAGAAGGCGCATGAGAGTTTGCAACACTGTAATGTGAATATGTGATATGGTGGGGACTAACACAAGGCAGCAAATAAACCGGGTAGCCAGTTTCCTCACAGGCCCTGGTCCGGTGGCTCAAAAACAGATTGTGTTAGTCTCCTCCAAATCATGTTATGCCTTTCCGCGCACAGCTACTACTGTTTTTAGCCCAAAGCACTGTGCCCGCCGGGAGGCTCCCCGAAGGGTAGCGTGTTATTCTTTGACTTTCTTCACTGCCAAGAAGAAAGATTGGAGTAATTGGAAACTTTAGAACAGCTTAATAAAGATTCTAAAGTATTTGAGTTTGATTCCACCTTCAAGCCACTTCCGATAGTCGGCTTGACTGGTGAGGCTTGGCGCAAAGCGATGCGCCTTAATAGTCTTGGCAGTCTGTACTTTTTTATCAAGATCACCCTCCGTCGTAGACGCCTCACCGAAGCATTACACAAGCCTTTATGTCAGTCTCTCGAACGTCGGCATATCAAGGACGTTTATGAAATCCCACGAGACCACTTCAAATCCACTATCTGCGGCGAAGGTCTTTCAATGTGGCGCGTCCTCTTCTGCTCAGATGAGGATCTTCGAGAGTTTCAAAGACTTGGTTATCCTCCTGAGTTTATTCGATGGCAACAAGAGATACACCGTCCAGAGGCCCGCAATTTACTGGTCTCTGAGAACATTACCAATGCTGGTAAACTTGGGAGAAAAATTGACTTTCACTACGAATCCAACCAAGTATATCGTAATATCTTCCCTGAATTAATTCCCACCTCCTCTGAAATATGGTCAAACATCTCCAAGTGCCACAGGCTGCCGACACAATGTAAGTCACTGGGGGGACATGGGGAAGGCACCTTCGATTTTCTTGGCGTCGGGGGTGCCCTCCAGTCTAGGCACTATAATGGGCTCGTAGTTCAAGATGACCTTGTCGGTCGCAAAGCTATTGAATCCCCGTCCATTATGGACAAGGCTATTAAGTGTCATCAGCTCATGGTCGGCGCTTTTGAAAACGAAGATGCTCTCGAAGACAACGACGAGTTAGTTGTAGGTAACAGATGGGGTTACTACGATCTTAATAGCTGGATAAGAGAGAACGCACCCTGGTTCTCCTTTCAAACCCACTCCGCAATGGGTGGGTGCTGTTCTGCACATCCGATAGATACCCCTATATTCCCTGAGGAGTTCTCCGCTGAGAAGCTCGCTAGGTGGCGTGAGCGTTTAGGCGCGTATCAATTCTCCTGTCAGTTCTTAAATAACCCCGCTTCTCCTGAAAATGCTGCCTTCAAAGAAGCCGACTTGCGTCATTTCTCTATATTCAAAGGGGAAAATGATGAAGAAATTATTCGACACGAAGTCGTCGATGGCGTTATCGTTAAGGATATTAAAGTATCTCATTTATCAGTGTGCATGGTCACTGACCCAAATCATAGCGGAGCTGAGGGACGCTGCCGTCACGCGATCAACGTCGTTGGCCTTTCGTCTGATGGCCGTTATTACCTGCTTGACTGCTGGGCCGAAGCCTGCGAGTCCGATAAATACATCGCAAAACTCTACGAAATAGCCGCTAAATGGAACATGCGTAAGCTCGGTATTGAGACTGTTGCTGCGCAAAAGTACCTCGCTTACCATATCAACTATCGTAACAGACTGGAGAATCGTAACCTTCGTCTCATTGAGCTTAAAGGTGAAGTCGATGCCCCTGACGGTACTATCACTCGAAAGAAAGAATGGAGAATCCGAAACGTACTTTCTCCCATCTTTGAATCTAATAAGTTTTACACTCAGCGTAGGTTTCAAGATTTTAAGGGTGAATTCACTTCTTTTCCTCGTGGCAGATTCGTGGACTTACTCGATGCCTTGGCCTACGTCCCGCAGATGCTACGACTACCGCAGTCTTGGGTAGAAGGTCAGAAGTGGAAGATGCAGAACGCAGCTTGGGCTAGGAAGATAAATCTGCCCTATTCGATAGGAGCCCGTTAATGCCATCACATCATTATTTCGATATTATCGCGGGTGTTGTTCTTGTTTGCTCACTTATAGGCTCTATTCTCCCCCCTTACGAAGTCTTTTCTTTCGCTCCGCGTTTTCAAGTAGTCTACAGAATCCTCGTTGTTTTTGTAGGCACCGTTGGTGCTCTTAATCTTCGTAGTATAACAATGAAACTTTATCCTTCCTATCAAAAGGTGGTAACAAATGGCAAAACGACGAGTGATACTCCTGCTCCTCCCGCTCCTCCTACTGCTTAGTGGGTGTCCGCAGGATCCTTATAAAGCGGCTTTGCAAGGCTCAGCCGACGTTTCTCAGGCTGTTAGTTCTGCTATTAAGATCACAGCCACCTACTACAGTGCCGGTACTATAGACGACAAAAAGAAAGCCACTGTTGCCGGTATTCTTGATACTGTTACTAACTGTAACACAGTTTTTCGTCAGGCCGTAGTAAACACTCATAATTCTGGCCAAACTGTAAAACAGTCTTTTTTACCAATCGCAGACTCCTTCGTTCGTTGTGCTCAAATTACCCCTCAAGTTATGAATGATCCGAGTGCTTCGGCGATTCTTAAAGCCGTTGATACGGCTATTAACGGCGTGAGTCTCGCAGTTCAGAGCGCGAAAGGAAAGTAAATGGATCCTAATGTTGCAGTTATGCTAGGCTTGACTATTCTTGATGAAGTAATCAAATTTATTAAGTCTGTCAAAGGACAAGCAGGACTAACTCCTGAGCAGTTGGTTGCTTTGGCAGATGCACAGGATTTGCAAAATAAAGAAGATATTAAAGCTCTACTGGCTCTTTAATGGCTGATAGAAACTTCATTCCCGTTAAGCTGTCTAACGACGCCGAGTCGAAGCTAAAGGCGCATTTGAAAATGCGTATTCTGGCGCTCGAAGACGGCCTCCGCGAGCTTCACGAAACCAAGATTGTTAAGTGGCGTAAGGCGTATGAGGCCACGCCTAGGGAGAAAACTCGTGAGTTCCCATTCTATAACGCTTCAAATCTGGTTGTTCCTATTATTGCTACTTTCAGTGACACCTTACTTGCTCGTGTTATGTCGGCGGTATTAAAGACAAGACCTCCTTGGGTTGCTAAAATTTTTGGTTCTCATAAAGATATAGATGACTCCGTTCGAACCGGACTCGAAGAGTTTATGGAATATGTAGGTATCGAACCAACAGAGCTTGATCTTTACCGTGTATACCACGAATGGTTTGGTGAAGGTATCAAATACGGCACGTCCGTTCTGAAGTGCCCACATGAAATTCGCTATCGAGACGAACTCGTGGAATCTGAAGGAGATGGTTCTGGCAGAAAGGAAGTCGCTTTCATGCGCGAAACTGCGTATGAAGGCCCACGTCCTGAGAAGATAGCCTTTGAGCACTTCCTGATTCCTCCTGGCGCAAAGTCTCTCGAATCTGCTGATATTCGGATTCATAAACGTGTAATGATTAAAAGTGAACTTGAAGAACGACGATTCTTCAAGATTTACGATCCTTTGAAAGTCGATTCTATTCTATCTCGCCCCGATCGGACTTCTCCTGCTTATCCGCAGTTGATGAACGAAGAGACCCTCGGAGCCAAGACGACAGGTACCTATGGCTACAAAGAATGGGATCTCTACGAATGCTGGCTAAACTGGCCTACTCCTGATGGTAAATACAAGCCTGCGATAATCGCCACGTATCATAAGAACTCCGATACTTTAATGCGTGCTATCTATGATACGCACACGATACTGCCTTTCGCTTTAGCACGCCTTTTCTACCGCGATGACATGATTTATGGCTACGGCTTCTGAGAAACCATGTGGGCCTTTCAGGAGGAGATATCTGAGCAGCATAATCAACGTCTCGATAATCGTACTATCGCTAACACTCGCGTGTGGCGCGTTTCTCCTGATTCTAAGCTCCACGCAGGCTATCGCATCTACCCTTCTGCGTGTGTTCCGGCGGAGAAAGACGAAATCGAATCCTTACAAGCTGGAGATATATCACAGCAAACTATCGATGATGAAAGATTCTCTCTCGAACTTGCCGAGCGACGAGCTGGAATAAGTCCTCCAATGCAAGGGGCGGGGGCCGGGTCCCAGGGCAAGCGGGGGATTTATACCGCCATGGGCACTTTATCCGTAATGCAAGAAGGCAATAGAAGAACTGATCTTAATATATCGGATCTCCGATATGCTCACACCAAACTCGGTAGAATTCTTCTTGCTGATTATGCTAAGTTCGGTGTTCGTTCTTCTCTTCTTGAGATGTTTGGAGAGAAGGCGTCGAAGATAACGAAAGCCTTGGAGGCTGTGAAATCTGCTAGGATTGGACTTCCGATTTACTCATCTACTGCGTCCGTTAACAAAGAAGTTGAGAAGCAGAATCTCTTCTTGTTGGTTAACCTAATGCGTCAGCATTATATGGGTATCGCTAACCTGATTAATCAAACATCTAGCATGATGACGCCTCCAGAAGTAAAAGTTTATCTCGCTCAGGTTATCAAAGCCTCTAACATAGTTATGAAGAATGTCCTTCGTAATTTCGATCAAGAAGACGTAGACCTTCTCGTACCAGAACCGCAGTTAGGAGGTCAAGGTGGCCAACAAACTGGACAAGCTCCTGGTGCAGGCCCACAAATTCCGGGGATGGCTCCAGGAGGAGGTAGCGGAATGCTTCAATGAATTTCTTAGAGATTATCGAAAAGAAATCTTCGATAAGCTCGGTACTTCTCACGATACCGTGGAGATATATCGCTTTCAAGGTGCTCTCAAAGTTCTGGATACTCTACTCGGACTTCGTGACGAAGTGGATACTTATATCAAAGGCGTATCTAGCGGTAAAATGCGGAAGATAGAAATAGAAAAGGAGAAAGATCATGCCCTGGGGAACTAAGAAGGAAGAAATACCTGATGAACTAAAAGACCTTGGTCTAACACCAGCTCAGATTCGTGAACAAGTTTTGAATAACAAAAAGCTAACCGAGGATCTCGCTAACTCGAAAACCGAGCTTTCTACCGTCAAAACGAATCTATCTCAATTAGATGGTAAGTTTAACGAAACCAAGCGGACGCTTGACGAACTCGAAGCTAACGCTAAGAAACCTGCTCGTCAGCAGACCGAAGAAAGAGTTTATACTTCTTTTATCGACGACGAGAACAAAGCCTTCACCGAACGTCTCGTCGATGGAATGCAGCCCGTGGCTCAAGTAGCCTTGCAGGCTGCCGCTAATTCTGCGATGCTTCTTGCGAAGCAGTCTCTTCAAGGACAGTTTGTCACTACTCCTGGTGGTAAGATTTCTATGTCTCGACTCTGGGATAAGTGGTCTGGAGAGATTGATAAAGCTGCCTCAGAAGTTGCTCTGCATGTAAAAGGCAACATGCAGACTTGGATCAATCTCTTTGATTATATTAAAGGCAAACACTTCAACGAGTTGATGGCCGAGCCTCAGACATTCGTTGAATCCGTATCAACAAACCAGGACAGACTCCCAGGCGACGAGAAGAAGCCTGACAAACTCACCACAATGGAAGAAGAAGTTATCAAGAAGCAGGCTCGCTACGGTAAGGGCGTAACACCCGAGGCATATCAAAAAACAAAAGATAAGATGACGTTCGTGAACGTCTAGGAGAATTCAAATGAGCATGATCAATCAGCAACACGACACTCCCTACGGGGATCCATTTCCAGGTATCGAAGCGCGTCCTCTTCAGTTACCTGACTTCGTGAATGTGAAGCCGCGAAATCCTGGTATCTCTCTGAGATGGGTTAACAGAGCCGTAGGCGTTCAAGGCTCCACGCAGCGCCTTGACGAAATGATCTACGCTGGCTTCGTTCCTGTTAGTCCATCCGAAGTCGTTATGCCTGACGGGAAGCCTTTAATGGCGAATTTAATCAAAGATGGTAAGATCATACGTGGCGATCTTATCCTAATGAAGATTGATAGAAAGCAATACGAAGGCGCTTTGAAGTATAACTGGGAACGTAGCATAGCTCGCTTGGCGCCTGATCGCCAGTTACAAACCGGTCGCAAAGAACTCGCTAAAGCAGTTACTCAAGCAGGCGTACCGCGTGATGTGGGTCGTACGCTCGCGTCGAAACTACAAGCCTTTCGGCCTGGGTCGTCGGATAAAACCGCTGACCCAAATTTTATGGCCGAAGATGACAAACTACCGTCCGAAAGGACAAAGGAGGATTAGTTGGCTAGCATTGAAATTCACAGTGTTCAGTCTGTCTCAGGAAACCAACCTCGTGTCCGAAGGATGGCTGAGAAAGCTGGACAGACGTTTCTACCTGGTACCCCGATATTCGTAGACGCAACGGGCTTTCTTATTGCTGTTGTTTCTCCTGCGACTACCGCGGTGCCTTTGGCGGGATTCTCCAAAGAGCAAGCAGCGAATCTTGCAGCTAGTGGTGTCGCACAGCAGCAGACCTTCGGTTCCGTACCGAATCAAGCTGCTGCTGTAAATATCGCTAGACCTTTCTTTAACGACGGTAATACTGGGTTTGAAGTTGCGACTCAGGATACTGTCTTTTTGGGTCAGGTCGGGCCTGCTCAAACTGCTCTTATTACCGACATTGGTACAACCGTTGGTCTTACCAAAGACGCAGATAATCACTGGTTTCTGGACAAGACCGCAGCCGGCGTTAACAAAGTCGCCACTATTACGAAACTGGACCCTAACGATCAAGCTGCCGTGCCTCGCGGTGTATATTTTGTTCTTATACCTGCCGCGTTCCAGGCATTGCTATAAGGAGAACTGACGAACATGACAATGGTTAGAGGGCAGTTCTCACAATTACAAGCTCCAGGTCTTCACGGTGAATTCGTTCACTGGGTTGATACCTTGCAGCGTGAAGAGGAATTCTCTCACATCCTGCATGTGGAGCCTTCCGATAAGGCCTTCGAGGACGAAGTAGAGTTCTCAGGTCTTCCACCTATGCCGCTGAAGCCTGAGGCTGAGGCGACGATTTATCAAGATGCGGTGCAGGGTGGCACGAAGAGATATATTAACTTTACGTACGCCTTAGGCGTTCGCTCGTCGTTCGAACTGTATGAAGACGATCAATATGGCATTATCATGCAAGTTCCGAAAGCAATCGCTCGAAGCGCTCATTTCACTAAAGAGCAGAACGCCTGGAATCTCTTTAATCTAGGTTTCACGACTCAGATTACTGCCGATGGCGTTTCGATCTTTAACAACCAACATCCGCTTCTCGGTGGCACAGCCGCAACTTCGTACGGGCCTGGTTTGGGGAATATCATTAGTGCCGCTGGTACTTATCCTAATCGACCTGCGACGGACGTTGACATTTCGTTCACGGCCATACAGTTGATGGTGAATATGTTCGAGAGGCTCGTGGATAGCCAAGGCTTGCCGATTTCGATCAAGCCTCGGTATCTGATCATCCCACCTGAACTGAAGTGGATTGCGCGTGAGGTCCTTGGGTCTCCGCATAAGCCTTACACTGCTGATAATGAGATTAATGCGTTAATCAAAGAAGACTTGCAGTACTTCGTATCGCATTATCTCACTTCGGCGTCAGCATGGTTCGCCGTCACTGAGAAAGAAGGACACTGGCTCAAGTTCTTGGTTCGTAAGGAGCTTGATGAAGATTTCTCGGATGACTTTGATACTTTCAGTATCAAGCAACTCTCCAGGATGCGCTTCGCTTTTGGAGCGACAACATGGATGGGAACCTGGGGAAGTAACGGACCTTAACCGGGGGAGAGACGATCATGCCTCAAACCAGCCACAGCGGTCGTGGTATAGCACCATTCCACGACTGCGACCGCTGTGGTTATACTTATCGTGTAACGGAGTTGAAGAAGCAGTTGGGATTAATTCTATGCCCCACTTGTGTAGATGACACAATCGCTTGGCAACGTCCGATTATTATTCAGGACAAACTTTCATTTAGCGGAGACGAAGAACTCCGTGTAGCGGAGATTCTAAAAGAAAGTCAAAGTGATGATGTAGATTCTATATCATCTTAACCTTTAGCCGTCTTCGGACGCAATCCAGAAAGGATTAGGTTATATGCCTCATGATTATGAAAAGATTCTAGAGCTTCTACCTCGCATTACCCCACAATGGCTAGCCGGGTTTTTTGATGGTGAAGGTCATGTTTCTATAATGAAAGACTCGAAATCTGGTAACCTTTCAATTCAGCTTGGGATTACTCAGAATGACGAATATCTTCTAGCTCTTATAATGCTGAAATATAGAGCTGGGAATATATACTCTCATTATAATGGGAATAAGAACGGAAGAATGATTGATTGCTTTGTTTATAGAATTAATGGAAAAGAAATAAAACAATTATTAGAAGATATTCTTCCATACTCTGTTGTTAAGAGAGAAAGAATTGAAGTTGCTCTCCGATTTCTTGTTTCTCCCTCGGAAGAACTTCGAGAGAAAATGCTAGAATTAAATTGTCAAGGAAAATCACCGGCGAGAATAGCCGCCTGGAAAATTAAATCCGGAAGGGAGAACTAAGTTGCCACATACTCAATCAAGATATCAACAGGATTTGGGCTTTACGGACGGAAGGATGTTTCTCAGTCCGGGTGATCTCATCGCTGTAGGCTCCGTTGCTGCTCCCGTAGTAACTCGAAACGCCGCTGGAGATTGGTCTCTTACTAGAACTGCCGCTGGTGCTGAGACTATTAACATCGCCGCGAATCTCACAAACGCTGTTATACGTCGAACTGGGTTTGGTGAGGATTTACAAGAGCAGTTCGGTGGCACTGGTATCCCCGCTTCTGCGCAGCCTCAAGTTTATCGACCTGATGTTATCCCTGCCATGTCCGCGGCACAGCAGTTACAGCCGAGAACCGCGTTAAAACTAAAGGGTATTAAACTTCTTTCGATGGATTCTATCTACAGGATTACTGTAGTCAATTTGACTTCTCATAACATTCGAGTCGATCAGACTCTTTTTGTTAATAACGTGGCTCCTGCCATAACAGCCGTATTAGCTCCAACGGCTCAGAACACCGTTGTGCAAGCGAATCCTTATGTTCAGAATACTGCTCTTGCGGCTGGTCAACAAATCTATAGAAATCTTGTAGATCAAGAAATCTGGATCGAAGCCACGATAGTAATGGCCAATACTGGGAAGATAGATTTCTATGGATTTGACTGCTTAGTGGAATTCAATTATAACTAAGGAGTTCTTATGGCACTTCTAGTCTGTATCGTTTGTGGTCGTACATCTACGAGAGCTACCTGGAATAATACCAACGTCTACGGTACGACGAAAGTCGCCTGTGATTTTCATTCTCAGAACGTAATTCAAGCTGCTGTGACTACAGGAAACGCTGCACAGCCAACTCAGGATAACATACCTAAAACACATCACGAACGGGGGAGTTCATAAATGGCGATGCAATTCTGTGTTGTTTGTGGACGAGGTTCCACTCGTCCTTCGTGGAATAATCAAGTAGGGGCTTTTGTAGCCTGTGATTTTCACGATCAACAGGAGATTAACTGGGCCGTTCAGAACGCTACGACCCCGAACGCTGGTGTTATGGTTGTTGATATAGCGGACGAGGAGTCTCCGCAAGTATGAATATATCCTCAAATCCTTGGTCTTTCACCTCCGCTGATGTACCTGCGGCAGTTGTGGCAGCGGCGTCTCCTAATGGAATGATTCAGCAAGGGACTACTCCTGGACAGCCAGGATTGGCGTCAGTCTTGCTGACGACCGTAGGAGCACATGGTCTTACTGCTGGGCAGTATATAACCTATATCGCAGATACGAACGGACGATTTCTTGGCTTTTATCAAGTTATCGCCGTTCTATCCGCTACGACGGCTTTACTTGCGAATATCTCCGGACCGAAAAGCGGTCAGCCCTTTAGTACTGTCATCGCTGCCTCGGGGGGTGGCTCCGTTTTAGTGTGTCAGTACCCCTGGATGGTACGTGCAGAGGATATTTCTTTGCAAGGTACTGGAGGAGCCCCTGGTGGTACTACACAAATGATACTCGTGGATAGAAATGGAAATCCCGTTTGGCGTGTTGATGTTGGTGTAACTGAGACAACGGGGTTTGTTGCTCAGAATAGAGGAAAAATAATGTGGGTGGATGGGATAACATTACAATCCATACCTACGAATGTTATCATTTTGGTTACCATTAACTAAAATGGGCAAAGATCTAGACGAACTAGCAAGTTACATGAAGCCTTTGGCTGAGGAACTTCTCTCTCAGGCTAGAGCCGCTGGGCTTGATCCTGTAGTCGAAGATACAGGACGGACCTCGGTGGAACAAGAACAGAAACTCGCGCTCGGGGTTTCCTGGACACCTCGTTCTAAACATCTTCCTCAGCCTCCTGAGATGAAAAGCGAAGCTATTGATGTGGTTCCACGAATATGCATGAGCATGAAATTCTGGGGGTGGAATGGAGATATTGGTACTAGTCACTCGCATTGGGGTAAACTGATTGAAATAGGCGAAGGACTGGGTCTCCATTGTGGGGTTCATTTCCCGGTTTCTGACCCCGGACACTTTCAGTATGTTCACAAGTAGCTTGATATGGATAAGAATATGGGATTCTTGATAGTCTCGGAAGGGGGAGATGGATTGGGGCTGGCGCTCCGGCTTCAGGAAGAAGGTCATAAAGTAAGTATGGCTATCAAGGATCCCATAGCCGAACAAAGAGGAGAAGGATTAATTGAGAAGAGCGCATCTCCGGAATTCAAGCCTGTTCTTCTTGCAGACTGTACTGGAAGCGGTGCTCTACTAGATTCTTATCGCGCGAGCGGCGGAGATACTTTTGGAGGTTCTCAGATTGCTGATAGACTAGAAAGCGGCCGTAAATACGCTAGTCAAATTTTCAAGGAAGCAGAAATTCAAGAGCCTTTCTCGAAGAGATTCACGGACTGGGAATCTGCTTTTGAGTTTGTTCAGTCCTGGGATGAAGATTCCAAACTCGTTTTTAAGCCCGAGGGTAAACACAGCGGTGTAGTACCTAGCTTCGTACCGCATGATAACGCGGAATTGCTAGAAATGCTAGAGCACTACAAAGGAATAATCGGCAATGAACCAGAATTTACACTACAAGAATTCATTGACGGCGCATGTATCTCAAGTGAGGTCTGGTGCGCACAAGGTAAAATGCTCCGTCCAATCAATCACACTCTCGAACGTAAGCAACTCCTCCCTGGGGACATTGGTCCCTCGGGAGGGTGTACAGGTAATGTGGTGTGGTGCTGTGACGATCGGGAGTGTAGGCTTTGTGAAACACTTGCAAAGCTGTCAGGAATGCTCGAAGAGAATCAATGGACCGGGCCAATAGATATCAACACCGTTGTCTCCAAGGAAGGAGAAATCTATGCGCTCGAATTTACACCTCGACTGGGCTATGATGCATTCCCGACATTTCTGTATGGGCTTTTTGAATCTGATTTCGGACAGTTCGTGTATAACTCTTGCCATGGAGAGTCCAGTGATCTCGAAGTCTCAGATGGCTTCGCTGCGGGTGTTAGGATTTCCGTTCCGCCGTGGCCCAGCGAGGACTTTCATGCCCGTCCAGGGCTCCCAATTCGTGGACTTCGCAAATCTGACCTCGAAAAATTCTATTCTTACGAGATTAGTTTACAAGAAGATTCGCTTGTCACCTCCGGAGGGTACGGTATTATAGGTGTAGCCATTGGGCATGGGGGTTCTATAGAAGAAGCCTTTGAAGAGGCTTATAAAATCTGCGATAAGCTACGCTTGCCAGATAAACAGTACCGAAATGATCTCGCGGAGGTGTTTGCGAAGGAGTATCGCCTAGTAGAACGCAGTTTATTTAGTGTTCAGAAAGTGAACGCTTAATATATGCCATTTCCTCCAGCATTCACAAACGCATGGGACGTAACCTTTCCACCTGATACCCAGTTAGCGAACCTCCTCGGACAGGATCTCCGCAACTTCCGCACAGATGTAATGCAACGCCTTTCTCTCCTGAGTGGTACGCTTGCGAATAGACCTACTCCCGAAATAGTAAACGCCACCTGGGGCGGAATCGGGTACGGGCTTCTTTATTTCTCGACGGATACAAGCCAGATTTTCCAGTGGAATGGGGCGGTATGGAATGATGTAACTCAGAGTCTTATTAAGACGACTTTCTTCAAAGATAACACAACACATCTTCATACTGGTACAGTGACCGAAGATGTAATTTATACTAATGTTATTAACGGCGGTTTACTGGGTACTAGTAATATCTTACGAGCTACCCTTGTATTCACTCCGACTGCATTAGTTAGTGGCGGAAGTACTATTCGCTTCAAATACGGAGGAAACACTCCTTTTTTCTATGTTGTAAGCGTCGCCGGACAAGTTGGTGTTACATATCGAATTGATTTTACCATGGGAAATCAAGGAGTGACTAACTCTCAAAAAGTAACAGCGGCAGTCAACGGTTTCCCTGGAACCCCTGCTACGCAAGTTACCGCTTCTGGTACGTTAGCAACAGATAGCACGGTTAATCAAAACTTTGTTGTTACTGCTCAGAACGGAGCTGCTGGAGATTCTCAGAGTTTTCTTGAGTATTTCTTGGAGATTTTGTAAATGCCCGGAGCTACTGATAGACAGCAAGTAAGATCCGAAGAGTTAATAGAGTTCCCGATTACCGGACCTTTTGGTGGAGTTCAGTCTGAGCTTCCGCTGGATCAAATCGAAGATTACGGATTTGCCGACTCCACTAACTTCCTTTTTCGAAAAGGCGTAGCCTATGTTCGCCCGGGGTTTACTGCACTTCCTGCCTTTCCTGCTCCGGCTAATGAGCCTGTTTTAGGGATAGCTGATTTTTTTACTAAAAACGGTGCGAGAATACAAGTAGTTATGACTCAAACTCGTTTACTTCAGTGGAATCCTGTAGGTCAGTCGTGGACTAATATAACCGGAACAGGTTTTACTGGAACTACGACGCAGGTTTTTAGCTGGGATGTTCTTAATAACAAACTACTTTTTTCTCAGGGAGCTGATAAAGTCTGGCTCTGGGATGGTGTAACTGTTGGTTACTCTCAGAGTTCTGTTAACGCTCCAGCCGCGTTTTATCTCGCAGAGATTGGCTTGCATTTGATGACTCTTAATACTATTGAAGGAGGCATTAACTTTACACAACGATACCGTTGGAGCGCCGTGGGAGATCCAACGGACTGGACTTCGTTCTCTGCGGGGGTGAATGATAATCTTAATAATCTCGGTCCGGGACAAGGTCTTCTTAAACTCGGTCAATACGGATATGGATGGCATAACTGGGGTATTGTTCAGATTCAGCCAACTGGGATAGGGCTAGCGCCTTTTTATTTTACCACAATAGCGAACTCGAATGTTGGTAACTTCTGCCCTCGTTCTCTTAATCATTTTAACCGAGACGGTGTAGAATGTGCCGCGTATGCTGGTTTTGATAATGTTTACATCTTTAATCAATCCTCAGTTATCCCAATCGGAGATATGCCTCTTGACGGTAAGCGTCGTATAGGCGCTCGTTCGAGAATCTTTGCTGATTTGATTTCCGGAAACCCAGTAAACGCCTTTGGTTACGTGACACAGAGTATCAAGGGTCAGGTTTTTAATGCTTACTGGCTCTTTATACCCGGGGTTCGAGTTTGGGTTTATAACTTCGATGAGAATAACTGGACTCCTTTTTCTTACGCTGATGTAAAAACCGTGTCTGGGAGATTCTTTAACCCTAGTGGAACTAGAATCATGGATCTTGTAGGAAGAATTGCGGATCAAAACTGGACCCCTTCGACTCAAGGAAACAACTCGTTAGATGGCTATGCTATTGGTAATGGCACTGGTCAAGTTGCTTATATTGATTTCACAAATTATTCCGAAATAGCCGCGTCGATAACTTCTGGAAAGCATATTTTCAAGGATCGTCGTCATAAGCATACTGTTAAAAAATTTCGACTTACGGTACAAGATCAAGGGGCAGTAACGTACACCATCGTTATATCAAATGATAAAGGCTACTCCGAGACTCAAGTAGTAACTCTCGGAAGCGGCACTGGGGATTCGATAAGCACAGTTTTAGGATTCAATGTCACAGGTCTTAGAATTACATGGACCTGTTCTGTGCCTGCGGGGCAACCTGGTGCTGTGATAGAATTCTGCCCCATGTTTGATATTTCCGGTGAGCAACGCGGGGGAACAATAGATTAAATGAAGGCAGCGCCAAATCTTAATTTCACCGTTATTAAACCTGAACAAAAGTCTCTGAGTGATTTTGTTCAGATGTTGAAAACTGTGTACCAGAACTTTATTCAAGTTTTGAATGGAAATATCGGATTCGGAGATGGGACAATTCCTGATAATATATCAGGATCTTGGATAAACGTAGTAGCTCCTGTAGCTCCGAATACTGATTTTACTGTGAATCATAATCTCCAGAGACTTCCCGTGGGGTATTGGATTATGCAGAAAGACAGGGCATGTGATGTTTATACTGGAAGCGTAGCTGCGACAACGACGCAGTTAACTCTTCGAGCGACCGTGGCATCGGCTGTTCTGCGTTTATTCATTATTGGATTTCTTCTTAGTTTTTTCGCATCGCGTAGCGAAGCTCAGGGAGCACAGCATCTAAACTTCGCAGTTGTGGCTGTGAATACGTCTGCTGGCTCTGGTATGTTGAAGGTAATACCGAGTGCTGTTATCACGGTATGCAACGGATCTACTCTTCCCTCATTAGGTTCTACATGCAGTGGAACAGCGTTGATATTCTCTGATAGTGCTTTAACACTCCCTCTTTCGAATCCGTTCAATGCTGATGTAAGAGGAAACTACGCCTTCTTCACAGCGCCGGGTCAAAGTTATGTGATAAGTGTTGGAGGAGTTGGAGTTACAACACTGTCGTATATATGGCTTGCGCCTATCGCCTCCGGGGGAACGTTTTCGAGTTTGATATCGGCGTCAGCGAGTCCAGCGCAGAGTGGGGTTGTTCGACTGGCGAATAGTGATAATATTGCTTGGAGAAACAACGCTAATAATGGAGATTTAACATTAGGTCTTTCGGGAGCCGCGTTTGGGAATCGACCTGCTGATATGTTTGTTTTTAATCCAGGCTCAACGGGTTTACTCGCCGCGTTTCTTTCATCTGCGAGTACAAGTATACCTGCCGTTGGTGGCTTTGCTCGAATGGCATCTGGAGATTCCATCAGTTGGCGTAACAACGCTAACAACGCGGATGTATCATTTAGCAAAACCGCGAACGATCTCCCGGTATTTAGCAGTGGTGGCCCTTCTCTTTTACTAAACTCGCAAGTAAACGCCGCTGCGATAACCGGAAACGGTGCACCGCAAACTGTTTATCTTTACCAGATTCCCGCTAACACTGTAGCAAATCTCAAAGGATTTCGTCTTACATTTGGTCTTAATCATTCTTTAGGGGCTGGAAACGTAACTTATATACTGTCATTGCTTGGTGTAACGATATTCAACGTAACAAGTGCGGCAGGAGGTTCATCAGCAGTGCAGGTTACGTTCCTGAATACCGGAGCAACTACAGGAACCGCAACGATATTTGCAAGTGGTGGTGGACTTGCTGCACTTCAGGGAAGTGCTACGTATACAACTTTATCCTGGGCTTCTTTACAAAATTTATTATTAACATTCAATGCAGCAAATACAGAACAAGTTACCCCAATTCAATGGGCGGTGGAGTTGATTCAGTGAAAAAACTACTTCTAGTTATATTTTTATTATTACTGTTTACATTTAGTGTTCACGCTCAGAACACTAACGTAACTGCGACTATTACTGATGCTGGGGGACAGACGTGGAATAATGGTACATACACGTTTAATTTCATTCCGAAGCCTCAGTTTAACGGCTCTTATAGACTAAGCGGGGCGCCGTATACATCGGTCCCTGTAACAGGTTCTCTTAGCTCCGTCGGGGCTTTTACAAGCGTACCTGTTCCGGATAATAATTTAATAACCCCGACAGGAACTCAGTGGACTGTTACGGTGTGTGCTCAGACTCAGTTTATTTGCTTTACATCAGGGTTTCTTACTATAACCGGCGCTTCTCAGACTATTACTAGTAGTGTTATCCCTCCTGCGATTTCTACTACCTGCGGTCCTGGAGCAGTAGCGTATGCCGATTCGGAAGTAAATTGTAGTATTGGGGGGCAGTATTATAATTTAACGAGTTTAGGGAGTAGACAGTGTACAGCCGTAACAGGAAATGCTTGTACTACTTGGACTTCAGCAGGCGGGGGCATCACGGTAGCTAGCTTGCCTGGGGGAAATCAAATCTATGCTGCTACTTCTTGTCCTGCATCTACGCCACAATGCTTCCAGGTATTCGACGATGTGCAAATGTCGGAAAATGCCACATGGACGAACGCCTCTACCACTGTCACAACCATTGCGAATGACCCAGCGTTCGTAGCCGGAGATGTGGGCAAGATTGAGTTCGGGGCAGGGAATTGTCCCGGCACGAGCGTGAACTGTACTTATATGGTTCCGCAGGGAACAATTCTTACCGTTGTCAGTGCCCACAACGTCACTGTATCAGTGGCCGCTACCGCTAGCAGTCCCGCAACGGTTAATATCAACAATTTCTTCTGGGGACATGATGACGGGGCGCAGTTGGTGGCAGCATTCGCCGCGCTATTTCCTTATACCTTCGGAAGCACGCAGCTTTTAACGCAGCCACAGAAAACACTAAGGCTGCCATGCGGGATGATGTTCACAAGCCTTCCGCCATTTATCGTGGGCGCCGCTGGTGGAACAAATCCAGCGAACAATGGCGGCGGCTTGGTTGGTTGCGGTGGCCCGTCTGTGACCATAGTCATTCCATTACCGAAAATGAACTGCAACGTATCCACTTTTATAGGTTGCATGTTTTCAAACGGCATGATCCCGATTGCCAATCCCGGCAATATACTAGTCGGTTGGCACGTGCGCGATATCACCTTTTGGGGTGGCGGAACAGATGTTAAGGATGCCGCAGCGACGTACTCGAATCCAGCCAACGCTATCGTAATCAACACGTTCGACGAACTCGATAACGTCTGGGTAATTGGCTGGGTTTGGAATTCGAGCAACACTGTCGGGATTTTTAACAACGGCGGCGTGATGACCAATTCTGGCTCTTTTGGAGGCGGGGTGACTAATTGTAAGTTTTCCGGTTCGGTGGCTGTGGGTGCGGTCATATATGGCGGTGGTTGCGGGAATAGTCCTGGTCATATTGGGTTTGTAGTATCCAATACCTCGGTAGGAGCAATGGTTAGTAGTTACGGAGTATCCATAACTAATTCAGCGAGCTTAACTGCCGGTATATGGAATGATTATGGAAGCGCTATAATCTCTTCCACATTTATTTCAGGCGGGTTTGGCTACCTGCACGGCACACTAACCGGACAGAACGGAGGAGGGAATAGTGCATTGACGGTTTCGGGCGGTGTCGTCCATCTTGCTGCGGCTCGAATTGATGCTACGTCAGGAGCGCCAATCAACATAAGCGCTGGAACAATCTATGATGACTGCGGGAACATCTTTGCGGATACCCCAACCGCTCTCGTGATCTCCGGTGGCAGTATAATCGGTACCTGCTCACTCTCGCAGCAGGCTACAAATACCGCTGTCGCTAGTCGAAACACCAGCCTTGGCACCACGGCACTTCTGCCCGCTGTTCGCTGGCCAGGGCCGAATATCACGATTGAACTTTACGCCTACGATTCCGCCGCTGGCGCAAGCTGCGCAGGTAACACGACTGTCACCTGGACGATCTCCTACACAGACCCAACCGGAACAGCTCAAACCAGCACGGCGGTTGAGACCATTGCTACGAACGGCGGTGCGACTGGTGCCGACTCCCTGAGAGTCACGTTTCCGATCAGCGTGAATCCCAATACGGCGATCAACTACTCCACCGTCTATGCCATTGGCGGCAGCTGTAGTCCCGGACCCAGCTACGCCGCAAATTTGAAGGTGATCTAAATGTTAAGACGCCTTCTTTTTGCTCTGTTCTTGACTCCATTCATCGTCCTGGCGCAAATCCCCCTAAGACCAAGAGTGACGCCAGCAGCTCCTAAATCGTCTGTTCCGTCGAGTGCGTTCCGTGGGGATGTGATCGTGCCTATCACGAAAGCTGAACGTGCGCAGATGGCGCGGACACATAAGATTATTTGGAAACACATCTATCTCAGACTCCCAATAAAC